AAAGCTCCTGGTCCAGAAGGTTTACGTAAATCACTTGACAAGATTGAACACATGCTTCAAGCAAAGGTGATTGATTCAAAAGACACTGTTAATATTAGTCCTTTAATGGTTTATGATATTTGCATGCATGCAGCTGATGCAGTTCTTTCTGGCGGTGTTCGTCGTTCTGCAACTATTTGCTTATTCTCTCCAGAAGACGATGAGATGATGACAGCAAAAACTGGTAACTGGTTTATGGACAATCCACAGCGTGGACGTTCAAACAACTCAGCAGTAATCGTCCGCGATGAAGCAACTCCTGAAATGTTTGCAAAGATTATGGAATCAGTCAAATCATTCGGTGAGCCTGGCTTTTACTTTACTACATCAAAAGAACACACTACTAATCCGTGTGTCGAGATTGGTATGTTCCCACAATATGAGGGAGAATCAGGTTGGCAAGGTTGTAACCTAACAGAAATTAATGGCGGTAAATGTCATACTGAAGAAGACTTCTATAAGGCGTGTAGAGCAGGAGCAATTCTTGGAACTCTGCAAGCAGGTTATACTGACTTTGAATTCTTAAGTCCTGTATCGAAGAAGATCTTTGACAGAGAAGCATTGCTCGGTGTTTCTATTACTGGTTGGATGAATAATCCAAAAGTATTGTTTGACGAAAAGGTTCTTCAAAAAGGAGCAAAGATTGTTAAAGAAACTAACAAAGAAGTTGCTGCCATTATCGGGATTAATGCTGCTGCTCGTACTACTTGCGTTAAACCATCTGGCAACGCTTCAGTGTTACTCCAAACAGCAAGTGGAATTCATGCCGAACATTCTAGTTTGTACATCCGCAACGTACAAATGAATAAAGAATCTGAAATTACTCAAGCAATTACAAAAACTAATCCGTATATGGTTGAAGAGTCAGTATGGTCTGCTAACGGAACTGATGTTGTGGTGTCGTTTCCGATTGTTCCAAAGAAAGGTTCAATGTATAAAGATGATCTATATGGCGTAAAACATTTAGAATTAGTAGCAAAAGCTCAAAAGCATTGGGTTATTGCTGGTACTAATGAAGAACTATGTGCCGATAAAGGTATTCGTCATAACGTATCAAATACTATTATTGTAGATGATTGGGATGAAGTAGAAAAATATGTGTTTGAGAATCGTTATTCTTTTTCAGGTATTTCATTCTTATCGCCAACAGGTGATAAAGACTATAATCAAGCGCCAAACACTGCAGTGATTGACGAAAAGAAAATGGTAAAAGAATACGGCACTGCTGCCATTTTTGCTTCAGGTCTTGTCGTTGATGCAATTAAAGTATTCCCTAATTTGTGGGATGCTTGTTCAACGGCTCAAGGGTTTGGTCTTGATATTAGTCTCGAGTCTGCAGAGAATTCAGCAAGACAAGACTGGATTCGTCGTTATGAAAACTTCGCTAATAATTATTTTAAAGGTGATATGAAAAAAGCAGAGCATTGTTTGAAAGATGCATATCTTTTGCATAAATGGAATAAGATTCAGCAAAATCTAAAACCAGTAAATTGGAAAACAGATTTGACTCAACAAAAATTTACAGATGTTGATACTCTTGCAGCAGCTGCGTGTGCAGGTGGAGCCTGTGAAATCGATTTCTAGTATTCCATCACCTTGTATAAAGGTGTGTCAAATAGAGGACGACCATTGCGAAGGCTGTGGTCGTTCTTCTAATGAGATTAGAGAATGGTTTTACTGTGACGATCAACGTAAACAGGAGATATTAGAGCAAAGTGGAAAACGAATACCGGATAGAATGCGAGGAGTGCGAATCGACAACGATTGTACTGGTTAATAACGGTGAAAACCCAGAATATTGCTCAATTTGTGGATGTAGAGCTAATATAGAAGATATTACTGAAAACGATATATAGTAGTATGTGGTACTATAATGAATCAGAATACAATGAAACCCCAGATGACTACCAAGGATTTGTGTATGTTATCACAGAATTGGGTACAAACAAAAAATATATCGGTAAAAAGAACTTTTGGAGGCCTAAGGTATTACCAAAAAATTCTAAGAGAAACCGAAGAGTCAAAACCAGAGTCCCAAGTGACTGGCAACAATATTATGGATCTAATAAAGAACTTCAATTACTCGTTGAACAACGAGGGCAAGATAGTTACAAAAGAGAAATCTTAAAGCTATGTAGAACTAAAGGTGAGATGTCTTATTTTGAGGCTAAATTCCAATTTGACAATGATGTTCTTATTAGCGACGAATATTATAATGAGTTTATAGGATGCAAGATACATTCGAGACATTTACCAAAAGACTTAAGGATTTCTACGGAGACAAACTAGTAGATCCAGAAATGTATCCTGAAGTTTTTTCATATCAAGTAAAAATATATATGTACATTTACGGAAAATAGTGGTATAATAGACCTACAATAAAGATAGGAACTATATTATGATTTTAGTAGACTTTAGTGCCATTGCTGTGGCTAATATTGCTGTACAAAAACTTAACGAAGAAGATATGATTCGTCATATGATTCTTAACACGTTACGTATGTATCGCACTAAATACAAAGATAAGTATGGAGAACTCGTACTTGCGTGTGACGGACCCAACAACTGGCGTAAATCACACTATCCGCAATACAAAGCAAATCGTAAGAAAACACGAGATACATCTTCATTTGATTGGAATGCAGCATTTACTATTATGAATAATGTTCGCGAAGAAATCAAAGAAAACTTTCCATATAAAGTATTGCATATCGATGGCTGTGAAGCTGATGATATTATTGCTACGATAGTAGAAAATACTCAAGAATTTGGTCAGTACGAAGATGTTATGATTATTTCTGGTGATAAAGACTTTGTTCAATTACAGAAGTATGATAATGTTACACAGTTTTCTCCAGTCCAGAAAAAGCTAGTTATAGAAAAAAATCCACGTGCATTCTTAGTAGAACAAATTATGCGTGGTGATACATCTGATGGTGTACCAAACGTATTATCAGATGATGATGTATTTGTAGAAAGTAGAAGGCAAACACCACTATCAAAGAAAAAGCTAGACACTATTATCGAAGATCTTAATGATGGTGAACTATTATATGCGGCTAGTTGGTATCGTAACTATTGTCGTAATAAGAAACTAATTGATCTTACAGAAACACCGCAAGATCTAAAAAATGCAATCATTCAAGAATTTAATCAATCGATTGCACAAGAAAAGCGCGGTATGGTGTTTCCATATTTGATAAATAAAAGGTGTAACCAGTTAATTGAATCGGTTCAGGAGTTTATATAATAAATGAAAATGTATGTATATGAAGTATTTGAGGATGTTAAAAAAGCCGCATCTAAGTCAGAAAAAATTTCTATTCTAAAAGATAATGAATCATGGGCTTTGAAAGATATAATTAAAGGATCTATGGATCCAAGAATTAATTGGCATTTGCCAGCTGGAGAAGTTCCGTACACCCCATGTGAAGAGCATAATGCTCCATCTAATCTTAAACGTCAGAATAAAAAATTTACCTACTTTGCAAAAGGTGGTAAAGGTGATCAGATGCCACAATTCAAAAGAGAGAAAGTTTTTCTTTCTATTTTGGAATCAATTCATCCAAATGATGCAGAATTGATGGTAAATATGATTAATAAGAAAACACCTGATGGTGTTACAAAAACAATAATTCAGGAGGCATTCCCTGGTCTTATCGGAGAATAGCTTTAATTTCACAACTAACCTAAGAGCATGTGCGCATTCTGTGTCATGCTCTTTTTTTATGGAGAAAATTCTAATGGTATTTGCTCAAAAAGAAAGACTCGTTAAAGATAGCCAAGATCTAGCAGATTATGCTAAGAAATTATTAGCTAAAGGCAGAGTCGAGCAGGCGCAAAAGATTAAAGCAAAAAGAGATTTTGTGTTACGAACATTAGAGGAAATGCAACCAAATCCCACTTAAAACAAAATAAACCGGTGTACAATCTCGGCCCATATGGTATAATAAGTATATCTTAATTAAGCGGAGGTAGTATCCCTATGAAATATAGCGGTATAGTTAATCAGGAATTTATTGATTACCTGAATAAAAAAGTTAGCGATGATACCAGAGATCCTGTATTAGCAGCTCGTCAATGGTCTTTTGAATTTCCTGAAAGACACTTATGCAGCGTCAAAGGTAGTGGTCATGTATTGCATGAAGGTTATGAATACGATACAGAACATGAATTTTTTGGCAAATGCGATTTCAAATACCATAATAAAGAAGGTGTACTTCGTCTAACAGATTATGTATATAAGAATATTATTAAGAAAAACATTGATACGTTTATTACATGGAAGTGGTTAGGTAGAAACCCTAATGAATCTGTAAAATTAAATGAAAAAGTTAAATACGAATTAATCATGTACATTGACGCAGAAACAGTGTATAATAATGCTATACTGAATGGAGACAGGTATGAATATTTTTATTCTTGATAAAGATCCAGTGATTGCTGCTCAATTGCAATGTGACAAACATGTGGTAAAGATGATTGTAGAGTCTGCACAAATGCTATCTACAGCGCATCGTATGTTAGATGGTACTATACAAATTGCTCCATCAAAATCTGGTAAACGTATGGTAAAACACTATCGCTTGTTCGATGATGCTCATCTTGACGAAACACTATACAAGGCTGTACATTATAAGCATCCTTGTACAGTATGGACTATGGAATCCAATCTTAATTATGATTGGCATTGGATACATTTTAAAGCTTTATGCGACGAGTATACATACAGGTATGGTAAAGTCCACTCGTCTGAACGATTATTGCAACCTTTGCGTATACGACCAAAAAATATACCAAAAGGTAAACTAACTCCATTCAAGCTTGCAATGAAAGCAAATCCAGAATGCATGTTAGAAAATGCCGTATTGTCATATCGTGCTTTTTACCAAACAAAACAAGATCGTTTCAAAATGGTATGGACAAAACGTTCAAAACCAGGATGGTTTCAGGAGAAATATAGTAATGGATAAATTAGATCAACTTGACTTCTTATATAAAGAAATTAAAATTGCAGAATCAAGATTACAGCCGCATGATACTGGACATATTAATACTGCAATTTCATGGATGAATCATAGAGTTTCAGAAATTAAAGAAGAAATTCGTGCTTCGCAATATAAAAATCCTATCGGTAGGGTTGATAGTTTTAGTGGTAATCCTCCTCATAAAGGTTTAGTATAGTGCCAACATATACATTAAAGCGCGTATCTACTGGAGAAGAGTGGAATGTTCATTGTCCTTTTGACGATTTAGCACAAATGCTAGAAGATGATGATGTAGTAAAAGTTCTTACAGTACCTAATTTTACTACACAGCCATTGCAAGATAACGTTGCAAGAGCTGGTAAAGATTGGCAAGAACATTTAGGTCGTATTAAGAAAAACTCTGGTAGAAAAAATACAATTAACGTATAGGTATATGATGAATAAATCAACTGCCACTATTCGTGACTTAGTTGTACACGAACCAATTACTGAGAATCAAACAAAGGCGTATGAAGCTTGGGATGATGGAGATAATATTATTTTAGCTGGTTCTGCTGGAACAGGTAAAACATTTATTGCGTTATATCTTGCACTCGAAGCTGTTCTTGAGAAAGCAACTCCATATAAAAAGATTATTTTAGTTAGATCTGTGGTACCTACAAGAGATATGGGTTTTTTGCCTGGTACTATGGAAGAAAAAAAGGGTCCATATGAAATACCTTATCAAAGTATTTGTATGCAACTACTCAATGATCAGGCAGCATACAATAAATTGGTGGCATCAAAGCAGCTTGAGTTTACCACGACATCCTTTATTCGTGGTCTTACTATTGATAATAGTATCATTATTGTTGACGAGATGCAAAATCTAAACTTTCATGAACTTGATTCTATTATCACACGAGTTGGAGAAAATACCCGTATTGTTTTTTGCGGTGACTATTACCAATCAGATTTTAAAGACGAATCTGAAAGAAGTGGAATTCAAAGGTTTTTGCGTATCGTAGAACAACTTAAAAACTTTGAAGTAATTACATTTAATTGGCACGACATTGTACGTTCTGATTTTTTAAGAGACTATATAATGACAAAAGAAATGTTAGGAATGAGATGACCCGCGTATTTGAGCATGAGCATTTAGATCTTGGTTATGATGATTTAATTACAGAAAATAAAAATGGAAAAAGAGTATATAATACTCCAGACGGCAATCAATTTCCTAGTGTAACAAGTGTGTTGAGCATTATTAATGAAGAGCACATTGCTGCATGGCGTAAAAGGGTAGGGGAAGAAGAAGCTAATCGTGTTGGCCATCGAGCATCAAGTCGTGGCACATCTGTTCACTCTATTTTAGAAAGATATTTGTTAAATGAAGATACATCAGAATTTCTCCCTCATGTTAAGCAAAGCCTTCAAAATCTCAGGCCAATTCTTGATAGATCTATCGGGAAAATCTTTGGTCTCGAGAGTGCTCTTTTTAGTCGCCATCTTGGGTTGGCTGGTCGTGTTGATTGCGTAGCTGAATTTGATGGTGTACCCTCAATTATCGACTTTAAGACCTCTCGGTACCCTAAGAAAAAGGAAAAGATTCCTAACTATTTCGCACAGGCTAGCGCTTATGCGATTATGTTCGAAGAGAGGACTGGCCTCCCAATCACTAACACCGTTATTCTTATGGACGTGGACGACAATGCCCCTATTGTCTTCAAGGAACACCGAGATAACTACACCGACCTTTTATTTAAGACGATAGAAGAGTTTAAGCGGCGTAAATTATTTTCATCTTAATGCGTTTTTAGCATGTACAAACTCCCTTTTCTATGGTATAATAGATCCATAATTAAAGAGGAGCTAAATTATGAGAATAGAAGTTGAATTATTAGAAGCACAAGAATTTGCTTGTGAATATTACAATATTCCCCGTCAAGAGTTTGTAGAAAAAGCTGCAGTACGTTATCCATCGATAAAGCGTCAAGCTCAGTTGTTTCTGTATGCTGTAAAAGCATATGATCAAATTCAGCAAGAAATGATGGAGGTAGCATAATGATTATATATCTTGATATGGACGGTGTAATTGCTGACTTCTTCAATGGTATTGAAACATACTATGAAGTAAATCATTGGAAATCTATTAAACATCGCGATGGCATTTTTGTAGAACTTCGTGATACAGATTTTTTCTATCAGCTAAAAACATTTAAAGCTGACTCACACAAGATTGTGAGAAAAGTACAAGAACTTGCATCTATCAACAAAATTGATTGGGGTATCTGTTCTTCGCCTTTACGTGGTGATACTAACAACTCTTCATATTGGAAAAGACGTTGGTTAGAAAAACAAAGTATGGTACCACCAAAAATCGAAAATATGATTTTTACAAGTAATAAGCATAAGTATGCTATTGATCATATAACTCGTACACCTAATATTCTTATCGATGATAAGCCTGAAAATATTAGACGATGGAAAGAAGCTGGTGGTATTGGTATTCGCTTCCAGTGTAATGAAGACGATATTGAAGAATACTTATTCGTAGAACTAGAAAGGGCTATTGCCGAATGTCACTAACTGAAATGATGAATCTTCGTACAAGGTTTGAACAAATTACTGAAGAATTCAAACTTGATTCGTACGGTTCTGATATATATAGTCTAAAGCATTTTGTTGAAAATGGACATAGATCCAATTCACTTCGTAATGATTTCAGAGAAGCTATGGAGATTGCTGAAGCAATCATTACGGAGTACGAAAATGTCAGAGACGACTGTAAAAACAGTGAGTGGACTGGATGAAGCTGATACCAATGGTGATGGTCATATCAGTCCTAAAGAACTTGAAATGCATCTTGAGTTTAAAAGAAAAGAACTTGAGGATGCCGATGCACAAAGAGATGCCATGAGAAAAATGACATGGTTTGCATTATTCGGAATGCTATTATATCCAGCAATTATTTTAATTACAACTTTAGCTGGTCAAGATAAAGCTGCAGAATTAATTAGCGATATTGCTCCAACATATTTTGTATCTATTTCTGTATTGGTTGCTGCATTTTTTGGTGCAGATGCCGTAAAGGGTAAAAAACCATCACCTAAAAAATGATGGTTAAGTGGTTACTAGTAATGGTTACTATCGTTAATGGTGAACCAGTTGCTGAAAGTATAGATATATTCGAAGGCTTGAATAATTGTTATTTTGCAAAAACTGAACAAGAATTTAAGTATGATTTTAGGACTATGAAGCGAGATTGGGTCTGTATTAGAATTGAAGGCCACTGGGACTATCTACTTCGTTATTAGAGGTTATTATGAAAAGAATGATTTATCAAGTCGCAGTAGGCGCGAAATCTAAACTATATGATCATTGTATTAAATCAGTAAAAGCATATTGCGATACGCATGATATTGATCATGTAATACAAACTGTTCCTAAGTTGCGTATCAAACCTGACATCTTCATGACAGGGCGTAGTAAAGAATCTTACGAGAAACATGGCGGTTTTCTTCCAATCTTTGAGAAGGAAAACGCCTTTTCTTATTTTAAAGACTATGATCAAATTGCAATCATTGATGCAGATATTTGGATTCGTCCTGGTGCACCTGATATATTTTTAGAAATAGATGCTGATGTAGATTTTGGCGGTGTGGTTGAAAGCGAAATGCCAATTGAGCCATGGTATAATCAAAAAATATTGGGGTATTCTCGCATGCAATACGGAACTCTTAAGATTCCTGCATGGAATGGTCAATACAACGATAAAACTGGATTTCCATTTATGAATATGGGAATGATGGTAATGAATAAGTCATTTGCCAAATATCTTAATAATCAAACGCCAGAACAGTTTATACGTAGATCAGAATTTAAACAATTCGTTGATGGTGTAGGACCATGGAAATGGTCTACAGATCAGACGTTACTTAATTACTGGGTAAATACATGCGGTATGAACGTGCAAAGACTCAATTGGAAATGGAACGCTCTCTTTACTGCAGTTAAATCTGATAAGGTAAAAGAAGCAAACTTTGTACATTTTTTCTTAAAAGACAAATTACCAAACAAGGGCGAAAACGTAAAGGAGCTAATGACTAAAGTATGAACATAAGCGACATTTCTAAAAAAATATTTATTCATATTCCAAAAAATGCTGGTATGACCGTTAGGCATAGTTTATTAGTAAAAGATAATATTATTGCTGCTGATGCACGTATACACAAAAGTAAACAATACACAAACGGTTTACTTAAAACAATGAAAGAATTAGGAGATCATCACGGCATTCAGCATGCACGATGGGTGGATCTTCATGAAAAATTTACAAAGGTACACGATGCTTTTGCAGTTATTCGTAATCCATGGGATAGAGTAGTTTCAAGATATTTCTTTGCTAAAAAGGTTATTGAAATTGAAAAAAAGCAAAATCCTGGATATGCTGATACCTCATCGTTTGAAGCTTTTCTAGAAGAGCGTCATAAATGGGGTGATAAAGAATATATGTGGCATAGAGCAGTCAGAGGGTGGTATCCGGCTGCTGATTACGTCACCGATTCTAATGGTAAACTAGTGTGCGATATGCTAAGATTAGATCATTTGAAAGAAGATCTTATAAGATATTTTAACATTCCTATGATGGGACGAAATAGGAATGTGACCGCTTTGAATGAGGGTACATATAAAGATATGTACAACAAAGAAACAATTCAAATCATTGCTGATTGGTATAAAAAAGATATTGATATGTGGGGATTTGATTTTGATAGTGGACCAACTAAAAATTATTGGAGACTAGATAATGAGTGAGCTCGGAAATCTATTTAATAAGTATGGATGTGATAAGACTAGAAAACACCGATACGAAAAAATCTATGAACCTGTGTTTAAAAAACTAAAAAATAAAACTGATTTGCGAATCTTAGAAATTGGTGTATTTAATGGTCATAGCACTGAGGCTTTGCACGAATATTTTCCACACGCTGAATTATATGGTTTAGATATTTTTACTCGCACAAATCCAGAAGATCTCGAGTGTTATAAAAAAGATAGAACACAGTGGATTAAAGCTAGTAGTATGGACACTACAGTTTACAAACAAATTCGTGATAAGTTTGGTAAGTCCGTAAAGTTTGATATTATCATTGATGATGGTATGCATACACCAACAGCAAATAAAGAAACCTTTTTAAATCTTAAGAGATTGCTAAAAAAAGAAGGTGTTTATTTTATTGAAGATGTTTGGCCTTTAGAATTAATGAATGATAAAGAACTAGAACATCAATGGTTGCAACGATATCCTGATCGATATAATTCTATGGATAATCAACTGTTCTTGAATGCACTAGAGCAATCTGACTTGAGAGTTTTACGACATGATAACCGTAAATTAACTAAACAACCAGATAGTTATATCATTGAGTTAAGATCATGAAAGCATATGTGATTACAATATTAGGTCATACATTGTCAGAAGCTGCAGCTGAAAATTGTATAGCCTCATCTGAACAAGTAGGCAATGATTTTACGATTGAAAAATTTGAAGCTAGTACACCTATTGATTGCGGCGAAGTAATGTCAGATTATGGAATTCAATGGGATTATCCATGGGAAGGTGAAGAAACTTGTCTTAAAACTGGATTACGATTATCTGCGTATCAAACAAGAGATCCATTAGCAAGAGTTTCGTGTGCAGTAAGTCATTATAGATTATGGCAAAAATGCCAAAATGAAAATGAACCAATTTTAGTATTAGAACATGATGCACAATTTAGAAAAAAACTTAATCCTGATTATATCCTTCAATCAAAATATAATATTATTGGTTTAAATGATCCTATTGGTGCAACTCGTAGATCACGTCAGTTTGATTCAATTGTAAAAAATTGTAAGACAGACATCTGCAAAATTCCAAATGTGGATTCATTCGATGTTCCGCAGGGTTTAGCTGGAAACAGCGCATATATAATTAAACCTAAAGGAGCTAGTGCTGTAATTGCTGCAGTCGAAGATTATGGATTATGGCCTAATGACGCAATTATGTGTAAACAATTGGTCAAAAGAATGGGTGTGACTAAGCAATATTATACATTTGTTCAAGGATTACCTTCAACTACTACGGATTAAAAATGAAAGCCTTTGTAATTACTATTGAGTCAATTGAGAAATCAGTACAAGCCGCTAACAGATGCATTAAATCTGGAAAAAAGTATGGATTTGCAATTGAAAAATTTAAAGCAATAACACCATCAGATAGACCTATTGAATTAATTCATAAATTAGGTATTTCACCCCACGGATTTGTAGAAAAATATTCTAGATTAGATAATACTGTTGCTGCATTTTTATCTCATTATAATTTATGGAAAAAAGCTGTAGATACAAATGAAGATATTATCATCTTCGAGCATGATGCTGTAGTTACAGGTTCATTACCAACAGACTTTAAATTTAATAAAGTAATTACATTTTCAAAACCATCTTATGGCAAATTTAATACTCCAATGAAAATTGGAGTTGATGGTTTAGTACAAAAACAATATTTCGGTGGAGCACATGGATATATAGTAAGTCCAAAAGGTGCTAAAGAGTTAATGGAAAAAGCTAAAATAGAAGCAGCTCCAACAGATGTATTTTTGAATTTGAATTTATTTCCATGGCTAGAAGAATTATATCCATGGATTTGTATAGCTTCAGATTCTTTTACTACTATTCAAAAAGAAGCTGGTTGCTTGGCTAAACATAGATATGATGAAACATACGAGATTATTTGATGAATAAGAAAATTAGAGATGAATTGTTTGTAACTGGCTGTGACCATAAAACTGAATGGCAGTTGCCATGGTTTCTTAAGAATTTCAAGAAACAGAGAAATAAAACAAAAATTATAATTACAGATTTTGGTATGTCACAAGATATGGTGAACAAAGTAGTAAAACACCCCTGTGTTGAAGCCATTATGACTATGGATACCAAAGGTAAAGAACGAGGCTGGTTTAAAAAGCCATTATCCATGTATCATGTTCCAGCAAAAAGAGCTGTATGGTTAGATACTGATTGCCAAGTTCTAGCAAATATTGACAATATGTTTTCTATGCTAAAACCAAATATGTTAAATATGGTTGAAGATAAACCATGGACTAAACGCCGCGGCGAAGTTTGGTATAATTCTGGTGTTGTAGGCTATATCGATAAACCTACTGTATTAGCGCAATGGTGTAATGTAGTTCATGCTCAACAAAATATTGGTGATCAAGAAATGTTGCACTCTATGTTGAATCCAATTACTCAGCTAGCTAATATTAATCCGTTACCAAATGAGTATAACGTTATGCGGTTGCAAGTTGAACAGGATAATTATAATGGTAGAATTAAAATTATGCATTGGACTGGCGAAAAAGGTAATGATACAATTAGGAGTATGATGTAATGCCAAGAATTGTACAAGTAATTGGAAATGGTGATTCAGCTGCATTTTATAATGAAGTTCCAAAAAGAAAAGGTCTCAAGCTTACATGTAACTTGGCACCGTTTGAAGTTGAAGGAGTATATGCTACTTGTATTGTAGACTTTAAAATGATGAATACTATTCATAAAGGAGAAATTCAAGTACCTGGAGAATGGATTTGTGGTGCACGGCCAAAAGAATATTGTAATAGAAATCCTAAATTTCATCTACAAATTGCAGGTCAAATTAAAGAATTCTATACTAAACTACCTAAATACGCTGCTAACTATACAGATTTGAATTGCGGTCATATGGCAACTTATTATGCATGTGAGAAATTAAAAGCTGATGAAGTACATCTTTGGGGATTTGATTCTATATTTGATTTTAATTTACGTAGTTACACAGATCTTGTTATAAACTCTGATAGAGGTGGTATGAATAACCATCGTCTTGCAAATAACTGGCGACCACTATGGAAAAATATGTTTAAAGATTTTGATGGCACCGGTAAGCATCACCGCGTTAAGTTTGTATTACATCATAAACACGATAAGCTTAAGTTTAAGCCATCAGATAATGTCGAAATAGAAGTTCATAAGTAAAAATAAACATGTACATTGCTTGCATTATAGGGTATAATAGATCCATAATGAAAGAGGAGCAATCATGAATATTATTGAAGTAATTGGTGGTACAGCAAAAGAACGTAAGCTTTGTATAGAAGCTGCAGAATTTGCTGTGCACAAACTTATGCCACGCATGAAGACATTAGATATTACTATTGAGATTAAGAATATCTATGACACAGTTGACGGTTATTGTTTACAGGTTGATAACCGTACATTTGAAATTGAGATACAAAAAGGTATCGATGAAGATGATATGATTACTGCAATTTTTCATGAGATTGTACATGTCAAACAAGGTGCACGTAAAGAGTTAATTGACACTGGATTTTGTACAAAAACTTGGTGTGGTGTAGAATATATTTGTATTACGAGTACAACAAAAGAGTATATGGCCCAACCGTGGGAAGCTGAAGCATATTATTTACAAGAAGAATTATTTAAGGAGTATGAGTATGTCGCGTAAATTTAGAGATAAATACCTTACTATACCAGAAATTAATTTCAAAAACCACTGGGCTGTTGGTATTGAATATTCTATTGTTGGAAGTCGCGGTGATAAATATACAGTAGTATTCACAGATAAAGGTTTTTCGTGTGAATGTATTGGTATGGCAGTACACGGAAAATGTAAGCATACAAAGGAAATTTCAAATAAATGGGTATCAACTTAAAAAAAATATTACCTAAATTTTTGCATTATCCAGAGAGATTGTTCATTGCAATCGCAACTCACGTATTAACTGTATATTTCTTTTATAATAGTATTTACGTGAATGAAGCATACTGGTTATTAGCTATTGCATTTGGTTTGTTTCAATTGCAAGCTTTTACTGTGTCTTCATTTTTGCATAAGGGCATTTCTCATGGTCACTGGAAATTTAAAAGTAAAACAATTGATGTATTGCTAACTTCATATCTTTCAGTTTCTGGGCATATGTTTCCAACTGGTCCTATTGAATGGGCAATTGCACATAGATTACATCACGATCACTTAGACGATAAATTAGATCTACATAGCCCTTCACAGATTGGTATGTTTGCTGCACATTTTCATTTATGGGGTGCTACAGTAAATAAAGATCAACTTAATAGAAAAATATATATCGACTTATTAAAAAATTATAAACATTTGTGGGTTTTCAGTCTTTACCCTAAATTCATTGCTTTTACGTTATGGTCATTAATTATTCTTTTTTTCGGTATAGAAGGCCTTAGTGTTTTAGCTGCAGCATCTTGTTTAGAATTTCATGGATTAGGTGTTATTGATGCTTATGCTCATAAAACAAAAGCTAAAACACGAAGCATTCCATGGTACTTGTGGGTTTTATCATTTGGAGATCCAGAAGGTATGTATCATGAGGAACACCACGCTAAACCATATGCGTATAGTTTTAATCCTGGTTGGTTAGATTATTCATCAAGATTTATGGAATTATTAGGCAAAATAGGTGTTATTGAAATTAAAGGCAAAAAATTAGATGTATTATCTAAGACTGAAATTTGATAATGATGAATCTATTGACATATATCCATACGATGATGAACTAAGTCAAAGATGGTTCAATGAAGTAAGAAAAAATATTAATAATATATGGGAACGTGATAGAATTTATGGTTTGAATGATGAAATAACATATGAAAAAATTTATGAAAAACTTCGCAAATCAGTAGGTCTTATAAAATTTTATGAAGATTTACCAGATACTGAAGATCTAAACGAGCTTCATACACACTTCGAAAGAATGATGGAACCAGAGTTTTTTAATAAAGCTCCGCGATTAATACAAGATAACATTATTAAGTATAACGTAAATATTCACCATCTTGAAAGTATTAATAGTAAACGCATTGTCTGTTCTTTTAAAAATCCTGATAAGTTTTTATTAGATGAATCAATGCAAGCGAGATTTAATTTTAACCAAAAACCTGGTACAGTTTGTATTAATTATTGCCACGTAGGTAAACCTATGTATGACATATATCATGATAACGACTCATTTGCAGAAAAGATTGTTAATCAATCTCATTGGTCTGCAGACTTTACAATCATATATGCCCACGATAAACATAAGCCATTTGATTCAAAGGCTGAAAAGTGGTGCGCAAATAATAATATTAAACCAAGATCTTGGGGTCTGATTGATGTTGGTTATAGTTCTTCTACTCCTCCTGAAAGAATAGAATATATAGAGTCAATAGAAATTATGTTCGATTATGAAGAAGCTTATGCTACTAATTGGAAAGAATGGATGAATTTACCAGATTTATTTCGAATAAATTAAAAAAAATGCGTTTTAGGCATGTACAAATCGGTAAAAACAGGGTATAATGGTCCTACAATAAAGAAGGAAGAGGAGCCTTAAATGTTTACTAAATCACAAATCGAATTGCAAGCCCACATCGAAGCTAAGAATGCTGAAGGTAAGAAGTGGATGGATGAGAATCCTGGTTCTTTTTATGGCATGACTGTCACTGATCCTGCACATTGGGCAGATCAGGGTATTACTACTGTCGAGCAGTACGAATACCAGATGGAGTACTATGGTCTGTTTGACTATATTGCTAACTTAACATCAAAGGGCAATGCTCGGTATTTGCTAAGCCTTTGTTGCACTATGGACGATTTGAATGTGGCTTATGAAAGATTCAATTCTAACTATGATCATAATCCAGATCCAGTCATGGAAGTAGAAAATGCATGGTGTGAGGATGCAGCATAATGGAAAGAACTTCAGAAATATTAGGTTCTTATTTTACAACGCATCCATTTAACGAATATAATGGTGATGGTGTAAGTCTTACAGATAAGTTTGCAGAACTTAGAGAGGAATATGAAAAGTCTGGTAAAAAACTTATCAATCTAAAAACATATCATAATAGTGGATTTAACCATGTTACTCAACAAAATGAAGCAGAACCAGAGTTTGGTATCGAAGTTGAGTGGATGTGGTAGAGTTTAGCAAAATCGCTCCTGTCTCGCTCCTCTCTCAGTTGATGCGATTTTGCTAATCCTATAGTCGAGCGGTATAACGCGGTTAAGCCTGTAAACGACTTTAAATTTAAGACGCAGGTGGGAATTATAGAGTGCCCTCATTAGAAAGACTCACAACAAAGGAGAACGCACCTCTCATTCATACGAGAGCTCTGCTTAATAAGGGGTCACTCCCTAATAAGTGCATGTGGGGCCATGGTTAGCCCCACCCGGATTTTTGGTTCCGTAGCTCAGATGGATAGAGCAACAGCCTTCTAAGCTGTGGGTCGTGGGTTCGAATCCTACCGGAATCGCCAAGTTAGAGGAAGTTAAATGTTAAAATGGTATGACCATATTATGGTTTCAATGTTTGCTTGGGTCATATCTCAAGGACTAATTCATAGTATTATGTGGGCTATTGTTGGTTGGGTTATATTTGTAAATTACGCACATCAAAGGAGAATGGGAAATGTCTGATGACATGTTCGATTTCGGTTTTACCGCTGTAGATGAAACAGAACTACAAGCAGTACAAGATGCAGAAAAGGCAAAAGGAGATGTTGAAGTAAAAGCTAATACTAATCAAGAAAAACTTGATAAGTTATACAATGCTATTACTCCTTTGCTCAATAATTTGAAGAAAAATCCCGAAAAGGATTATATTTTATGGCCAAATCGTGTAGAAAAAGTAGACCAATTCGAAGATTTGCTTCGCAAAATCTATCAGTCTTAAAACTTTTTTTAAAAAAAATGATAAGCCTTTGTTTTTATTCGAAAACAAAGTGCGTTTTTTTGTGTACAAACCTAAAAAAACAGGGTATAATAGATCTATAAAATGAAGAAAGCTGAGGAGCAAAAAATGTTTTTAGAAAATCTTACAAAGCTAGAAAAGAATCTTTGGAATGCCCACGTTGAATTTATGGGTGTTGACAACGATATGGCTGAAATGTATGCTGAAGATCGCAATGACGTGATCGAAGCCAAATATCGGTATAAGCGTGGCCATATGGGTTCTCTTCGTAGCTTTATCGATCGTATGGATACACATCCGCGCGAAGGTGTTGTTATGGCTTTTGCTGCTGATCTTGGTGAAGATTGGGTTTATGATAATCTTGGTTATGAGGTGCGATAATGGAAGGTTTTGAGTTTAACGGTATTTGGATTGAAAATCCTTATTTGTCTGAGTGTGGTCGTTTCGAAGTAGATCCAAAAGAATATTATGGTATTGATGTTGAGGAGGTAGAATAATGGGTATGTCAAGTTATGTTATGGATGTTGAAGAGCAGTTCATTGATAAGTGTGCTGGTATTGCAATTGATTCTGAATCATTCGAAGAGTATGCTAAGAGAACAATTAAAGCTTTTAGCATGGTGCCACATTTAAGTGGCCAAGAAATTTCTGACATTATCGAAGATGTTTGGTATGAAATGACTGTACAATTGGGAGGAAACTAATATGGCTATTGTTATCACTAAAGAGTCGACTTATGAAGAGCGTATGGATGCTATCCGTGCTGCATCTAAAAGATTGGCTGCAATGAAAAAGCGTGAAGCTTATTATACTCGCCAAGAAGTTGAACCTAAAAAGGGTCAAGATCTTGACGAAAACTACAACCACTGGCAAGATGCGCCACAATATGCGGAGAAATATTATGGCGATAAGATGCGCGATACTGTTGCTATGGATAACGATTGGAACTAGTGCTTACGCACAAGATTGTTTCTATTCGCAACAAACAACCTATTCAGATGGATCGGTTATCAATGATATTAAAAAATATGATTGTAAATCACCTCCAAAGGTTGTTGTTATCGAGAAAGAAATGCCATCAAAGGATCGTGGTGTAGGTGAATTCTTATTTGGTGCTGAAGAAAACAATCAAAGTATCAGTAAGTTGTTAGAAGTAGTATTAAGTCTAGGAGTTTTATGATGATTAATATGTGCTTGGGAATTGTTATAGGTATAGGTATGACAGTGTTTTTCCCAGATATGCAGAATCTATTTGTCGATTCTGGTTTGAGAGACTTTATTGTTGATGGATTAAATGGAGTATAAAATGAGAAGTGTTTTGTTAATGGCAGGTGTATTAGGTCTATCTGCATGTAGTGATAAATTACCACCAAATTTGGTAATGTCTGAAAAAGAATTTGAATATCGTACTGAACAAGTCGAAAAACAAATTGATGATATGCCTAAGTGGTATACAAATATCCCAAAAGAAGATGACGCTGTATATGCAGTTGGTACTGCAGTCACACCAGATCTTCAACTCGCAGTAGATATCGCAGTACTATCAGCTAAGACCACTCTCGCTGATCGTGTTGATAGTCGTATTCGATCTCAGCTTAAAACGTTTAAATCAAAATTAGGTGCTACTGATTTTGATTCTAATGTTGCTGTTGAGTTTGAACAAGTTACGCGTAATCTTATTGCAGATGCTGACGTTGCTGGTTACACAATTAAAGAAAATGTAATCGTACAAAACGGCACACAATATCGATCATACGTTTTGCTTGAGTATCGCAATGAAGTTGCTGCAAATGTTATTCGAACTCGAGTAGCTAAAAATGCTGCATTACTATCAAAGCTTAGATCTACTCAAGCTTGGAAAGAACTCGATAATAATGTCGAAACTCAAAACGAAGCCGATCTTAAAGAACTAGAGGTGCTTGCCGATTCATGAAAAGAGTAGCCGTTACAGGTATTGGTATGATCGATGCATTGGGCAATAATTCTGTCCAATGTTTCGATAACTTATTAGATAATAATTCATACGATAAACCCTTTGAAGATATTGTCGTACCGCGTAAACAAATCAAAGTAAATAATTGCCATATCCCTACCAGTGAAAATATTTATCCAGAAGATTTTAACACTAAGCTATTAAAAAATATGCCTAGATCTATGTGCTATGCATTACATAGCACTCATCAAGCTTTATTAGATTCTAAAATTGATATTAGTGAAAATGTAGGAGTTTTTTATTCTACGTGCTGTAGTAAAAACGGTTTGTTTGATATGGTTATCAGAGAAAGAATGCATCCGTTAAAAGCATTGAATCAACCATGTGATTCAGCAGCAAGTTTAATATCACAATATTATGGAACTACTGGCGTCAATTTTGCAGCTCAAGCAGCGTGTGCAACTGGTATCGTTAGTATTGATATAGCAATGAGATTTATTGATGAATATGATTATGTAATCTGCGGTGGTTCAGATAACGGAATTAATGAGGTTGATTTAGAAGTATTTTCTAGTTTACGGGCATTAGGTAATAAATCTATGCCATTCGATAATAATCGTGATGGATTTGTTATGGGTGAAGGCGGCGGATGTATGATATTAGAAAGTGAAGAGAAGGCTATTGCTCGCGGTGCAAGAATTCACGCATGGTTATATCCAGTTGCACATGCCTCTGATGCATTTGACCGTACAAATCCAAGCGGAAGCGGAGCAAGAATTGTCATGAATAAGGCTTTAGATAATGCAGAAGTAGATACTGTAGATTATGTAAATGCCCATGGCACATCAACTCCAGTTGGAGATAAAGTAGAATATGAAGCTATTCAAGATATAGGCGATTTATTAGTTACTTCAAACAAAGGAAAGATTGGTCATACGTTTGCTGCTGCTGGTATTTTAGAAACAATTTATTCTATTTTATCAATACAACATAATATTATACCGCATACTTACAACTGCATAAATACAGAATATGAAAATGTAGTAAGATCTCCTCTTAAAACAAATGTTGATTTTGTAATGAATAATTCTTTTGGCTTTGGTGGTAAGTGTGCATCATTAGTTATAGGTTCAGCATGATAGAAGTATTCGATATTGAAGATGTAGAATTTCTTAACAATTTAGAATTTACTCAACAAAAATATGATTATAGCCACAAAGATACTGCAAAAAGATTATTACATGATGCATATTTAAAAGATAAAAAAATATCTGAAAAAATATTATCTCATTATAATCACATTTACAAAGATTGGTATCGTTGGCACGATTTAAGATTTATATTTAGATTTGTACCAGACAAACCTACTATGCTACCACACCAAGATTTTACTTCTGATGCTATAGAACAAATTAACGGTAAAGTAAAACGTATTTTAATTTATTTGAATTATGAGTGGAATAATGAATGGGGCGGTGGTACATATTTTAGTGAAGGAAAAAATTATAAACCTACAAGATTAAATACTCCAGCTGGCACAAATAAAAGAAAATTTATGCAAGAGGCGACGTTAATTAAAAATAAACCTGGTAGAGCAGTAGTATTTGATGCTGGAGATTGGCATATACCTGAAGAATTCACCGGTAATCTCACAGAGAGATTAGTGTTTGGTTCTGCATTTATACATCCAGACGAGCTAAGCCTGGTTGAGCGTTTAATCGTACCAAATTTTCAAGCAGGTGGACATATTATTAAAATAAACTAAAATAAGCATGTACAAATGCAAAAAACTATGGTAGAATATATCTAGAATAAAGGAGTGATTATGGAACTTTCTGATAAAGAACGCATTACTCTTCTTGAACAAAACGTTGCAGAATTACAAGAATGTTTGTATACTGCATATAAAAGGATAGGAGATCTAAATGAGCGGAATGCATATGATTCGAGGGATGTCAAGTCTCAACAGAAAACAGTCAAAGAAGAATCGTAAACCTGGCTGGGAAAAAGCCAAAGCAGAACATGATAAATGGTTAATGGCACGAGGTGTCCATCCTACTCAACTCAAACAGAAAGAGAAAGTCCATGTCACGTCACTTCCGAGCTATTCAACAGAATGTACGTCAATCCCAACGTCGGACATCGTCATGCCAATCGCAGGTAAACGAGCAGCAAACGAATACTCAGGAGACTACATTGTCGGACTTGCCACTCTTCACAAATCAAACACAGTCCCAGTCGGCAAAGGTGATTCACCTGAAGAATACGCCAAAATGAGACGAAATTAATTTTAATAAAATGTGTTTTAGGCATGTACAAACGGCTAAAACTGTGGTAGAATAGATCTATAAAATGAAACTTAGCTGAGGAGCTACAATGTCTATTAGAAAATCACACGCCTATAAATATGGCGAATTAAAAGTTGCAGCTGAGGCTGCAGCTCATGCTATCTTAAATTTTAAAGATGATATGGTTCTTTCAGAATTTGAAATTGAATTTCTTGAGAATCGTGCAAATTCTGTACTTGATTTAATTAAAGAACAAGACGAGCGAGGTGCAGCATAATGGCTATGCGTAAAAAACAAAAGAAGTTACCGCGTCGTAATCGTACAGGACTAGCAGCTGCTCCTCTTGAAAAAGGGTTTGAAGCGGTGCAGTCTTATTTCCAAACAGAAGTATCAAATGCAGATATTTCGAAGGTACTTAAAACTTTTATTCGTAGTAAGTTGAAGAATTCAATCAATAAAGATTATGTTCTTGCTTGTCCTGAATATAAGTTTACAGCTGTGCCATATCAAGCAGCAACAGCTTTTTGGTTGACACACACTACAAGGGAAGACGATGATTATCGTTCTAGAACTTATTCAGATGCTTTGTCAAAATATCTATCTCAACTCATTGCAATGGGTAAAGATATTTATTTTGAGAAGCAAGCTAAACTAAAAGACTCTACTGCTGTAAGATCTATCTCTCCTATGGAAAGACTACAGCGTAAGATTAGTAATACTATTATGCAAGATCTTCTTGATCTTGAAGATAAATGGATCGAAGGTGAAGATGCTACCTTAGATCTATATCAAGAGTTTAGGCGTCATGGTTTACCAAACTCTGCAACCAAAACTGTTCGTTATGTAGTAGATGGTTGGTTGCAAGATTATAATGACGCTTATACGAAGGCATGTCCAGATGCAGTTGAGGGTTATTCACACTTAAGTCGCGTGCAATTACGCAAACGTGTACAAGCATGTGAATCAATGCTCGCTGATCTTGATCGCCTTCAGTCTGCTGCAAAGGCTACACGCAAATTACGTGTAAAACAACCAAAAGCAGCAGATAAGCAAGTTGCAAAACTTAAGTATAAGAAAGAGGATAATGACTACAAGATCGTATCTGTAGCTCCTCTCTCGGTGATCGGTAGTCATCGCCTCTTTACCTTCAATGTGAAAACACGGGTAATTACTGAGTTTGTAACTTCATCCGCAAAGGGCTTCGAAGTCAGTGGTACTACTTTGAAAAACATTGATACATCATTGAGTAGGTCTACTCGACTTCGAAAGCCCGATGCATTTATTCCTATTGTTCTTAGTAAAACTACTAAGCAAATTGATAATGAATGGAAATCACTCACAACAAAAACAACTGTGCCTAATGGTCGAATGAGTGTCGATACGGTACTATTAAAGGTAATGGATAAATGACAGTTGAAGAGCAATTTCTCAATAAAAGTAGATTCTCTAAACTCATCGAAAAAACTGTGGTAGATCTACGTGTTACATATATGGATGCTATTTTGCATGTATGTACTAAACACGAGATCGAACCAGAAGATGTGAAGAAATTCGTATCGCCAGTTATTAAAGATAAACTTGAAGCTGAGGCTATGGCTCTCAACTTCTTGCCAAAAACCAATGCTATTGATTCGGCACTTTTCGAATAAGTCGAATATAAATAGTTGTACATTACAGCAATACTGTGTTATAATAATAAACATATTTCAGCAATATAAGGAAACAAAAATATATGTCTTTCAGTAATCTAAAAAACAATCGTGACCAAATCTCTAAACTCGTCCAAGCTGCAGAGGCAGTTGGAGGAGGCGGTGAAAAGAAAAACTATGATGATGACCGAGTTTGGAAACCAACTGTAGATAAGGCAGGTAACGGATATGCAGTACTACGATTCCTTCCAGCCGCCGAAGGAGAAGATCTACCATGGGTACGATACTGGGACCATGGCTTCAAAGGTCCTACAGGTCAATGGTATATCGAGAACAGCCTTACTTCTATTGGTCAACCTGACCCTGTTGGCGAACTCAACTCCCGACTGTGGAATTCTGGGCATGACGAAGACAAAGAAAAAGCTAGATCACAAAAACGCCGATTGCATTACGTAGTTAATGCTCTTGTTGTAGAAGATCCATCAGCTCCTCATAATGTAGGTCGTGTAGTTCTCTATAAGTTTGGTAAGAAAATCTTTGATAAAATTATGGATGTAATGCAGCCACAGTTCGCAGATGAACAAGCTGTTAATCCATTTGATTTTTGGGAAGGTGCTGACTTTAAGTTGAAGATTCGTCAAGTTGAGGGTTATCGTAACTATGACAAATCTGAATTTGCAAGTCCATCAGGTCTTTATTCTGGAGATGAAGCAAAACTAGAAGATGTTTACAATAAGCTACATCCTCTTGCAGAGTTTACAGATCCTAAAAACTATAAGTCATATGATGATTTGCAGGCTAAATTGTCAAGGGTTCTTGGTGAACAGGCTATGATGGGTGCACCATCAATGCAACAAGAAATGCAAATGAATACTCCAGCACCTACACCAACAATGCCAGTGGCTGCACCAGTTACAGCAGAAGAAATGTCTGTTGATGACGGTGATGATACAATGTCATATTTTGCTAAGTTGGCTAACGAAGAAGCTTAACCTACATACATGTTAGCGTAAGGATCTCCTGATCCTGCGAATGGCACTGTAATACCTTGATTTGTGGATGCGTCAGTATAATTAGAAACATTATTTGATGCATCCACATAACTTGTTCCAGACCCACCTTGTGAAGCTTGATTGTAAGCATTGGCAATACTCATAGCCGAAGGTTGATTATCTGATTTAGTATTTTGTGGTACGGTATTACTACCTACATCAATTTCTCCTGCATTGCCACCCGACTGTATTGCTGTTCCACCACTACCAGTTTTCACATTATTATTCATCATATCATTTAAGCCAGTCCAATCTGGAAAAGCTGTAATAGGCATATCGAGTAAATACTGAGCTAACGCTTTAGTAATATATTCACCAGCAAAATAACCTAATACGCTACCTGCTCCACCGCCAATTACAGTACCAATTCCTGGAAACCCTAAAGTACCTAGCAGACCACCAAGTAATCCACCGCCTGTAGCACCAGCTAATCCACCCAATGCTCCAGTAACATTAGCAACTTTATCTTCTTTTGATTGATCGCTAGCCAATATATAACCAATATGGCCTAATGAAACTAAGCTACCTAATAATGGAGCCTTTTTTGCAAAACCTACTAGTTTATTAAATCTTCCTAACTTTGCAGTGTCTGCAGCTTGTGTAGCTTGAGCCGTGGCTAATGCAGCACCAGTTAATTTTTTACCAGATTTTCCTATAAATTCTCCAGCTTTATTTACAGTAAAATTCCTAGGTTTTGTTACTGTACTTGCTGCAGCAGTAGCCGTTGATGCAGTTGCAGTCGATGCTGTAACACCTGCGGCACTTGCTGCAGTCGCAGTACCTCGTACTGCATTAAATGCCATTCTAAATGGTTTTGTTAAAGCACGAAGTGCAAGGCTAATAGCCTTTCCTGGCATGAACAGAGTAAATAAACTGCCAACAGTAATAGCCAAATCTTCAAGCGAGCCTAGAACATCAAGCTTATCAAAATCACCCTTTAATAAATTAT